GAGGTGGGGCTCCTGGTTGTCTACGAAGCCGCCATCGACGTACTCGGAGCCGTCGGTCCAGAGGGGGGAGTCGGGAGTGTCGAAGGGGGCGGGCATTACATGGAGCCAGAGTAGTAGTCGTCGGACTCGTCCGAGCTGAATGGCAGGTTGGGTTGGATCTGGTTCCAGGGCTCGTCGAAGTTGCGGTCCTTGTGGGCCTCGGCGGCGATGAGCTTGTTGGCCTTGGCCTCCATGGCGAGTTGCTTCTGGACTTGCTGTTGCTCGCCCCAGTGGAGGGAGGCGGCCATGCTGACGACGAAGTCGTCCTTGACGGCGGGGTGCGGGGCTTGCTCGGTGGTGCGGAGGAGCGGGATGCGGGAGCGGTAGCGGAGCTCGAGGGACTTCGTGGTGTCGGGGATTGGGAAGAGCTTCAGGCGCTTGAAGCGGGACTCGGTGTCGGTGGGGCCCATGTAGGCGACGGGCTGGACGTCGGCCCCGGCGTCGAAGAAGAAGAAGGCGCCGCGCGAGTCGGTGGACTTGGAGATGGAGATAATCTTGGTGAACAAAGTCGAAAGCGTGATCGGGGAGGTGCCGGTAGCCGTGATGGCCAGCTCTTTGTAGGTTTGCTCAAGCGGGCCGGAGGCGCCCGAGGTGGCGGCGAGGCCGGTGACGTAGACGGCGTGGACGTCGCTCGCGTGGTCGGAGCGGAACCAGAGGGCGCTGACGGGGCTGCGGATGACGGCGACGTCGCCGGCTTTCTCGTAGGCGAATACGCGGCCGGCGGTGCCTTGGACGTAGTCGGCGGTGTCGCGGCGGTCGAAGTCGCCTTCGCGATCGACGACGTTGGTGTCAGAGAAGTTGACGAGGCCGACGACGGTGTCAACGTAGTGCGGGAGAACGAGGTATTCGGCGCCGGCCAGCGCTTGAAGGGTGACTTTGTCTTCGAGGCCCTGCCACGGCTGGAGGCGGGCGAATTCGCGCACGGCCTCGTTGATGAAGGAGATCCAGCGGGGGGTGTAGGCGGAGTCGCGGTAGCCGGTCCGGAATTCACAGGACTCTATAAGTTGGCCCAGGTTCATGGTTTATGCGACCAAATGATGGCTTCCGGTCCGCGGACGGAGCCGTGAAGTTCGAGGTTGTCGAGGAGGAGGCCGGAGGAGAGGACGGCAGCGCGGAGCTTGTCGAGGTCGGCGGGATGCAGACCCAGAATCTCCCGAGCCGTGTGAACCTCGGGCATGGAGCCCGGGTCTGGGTAGGGGACGATGGCGCGGAAGACGCCGCCGGGAGAGAGGACGCGGACGCACTCCTTCATGACGCCAACTGGGTCGAGTGCGTGCTCGAGGGTGTGGGCGGAGAGGACGGCGGTGGCACTGCTGTCCTGGAAGGGGATCTTGTGCATGTCGGCTTTGATGACGGGCAGGCCGACGGTGAGGGCGCGGGCGAGCTTGTGGTCGGCGAAGTCGAGGCCGAGGACGCAGAGGCCGGCGGCCTTGAAGAGCTTGAGGCTGGTGCCGTCTCCGCAACCCAGCTCCAGGATGCGGTCGAGAGGCGTCAGGCCGACAGAGAGCTTGGCAACGTATTCGGCGACGCCGGCCGAGTAGACGTCGTGGTCGCCTTCAAACTGGGTGTTGACGAGCTGCGCGCGGACGTATTCGTCGTAGGTCACGGGGAGGGTGCGGAGGGGGCGGGTGGCTCGGGCGCTGTCTCGGTCTCGGTACATTCGGGCTCCGGCGGCGGGTCCGGGGTGCGGCGGAAAGCGGCGGCCCAGTCTTCGTCGGAGATCGAAGGCGAGCCGGCGGGGACGGTGAAGCAGCGGTTGAGGTACTTCACGGCTCCTCGGGCTCGTCCGGCGGCGCCTGGAAGAGGCGCTGGAGTTGGTTGGACTGGGCTTCGATCATTTCGCGCTGGAACGCAATCGCCTCGCGGTTGCCGCGGGCTTGGAAGTCGGCGAGCTTGTCGGCCGCGATTATGAAGGAGAGGCCGAGGACGAGGGCGCGGAGGGTTCGGGAGAGTTCTGACATGTGAAGGTGATCCCTGCGTTGGGGAGAGGGGTGTAGGTTGTTTGGGGTTCTTGCCAGGTGTGCCAGGGCCACGGCATGTACGGTCGTCCGCAACACGGACACCGCGGCGCGCAGTTGGGACAATGCCCTGGTGGGTAGTACCAGTTCGGGAAGTCGCCGATCATGCGAGGATCTCCAGCCACTCGGCGGCGAGGGCGTCGAAGTCGTAGCGGGTGAGGATGTCCTTAGACATAGTTTCGCGGTGGGTGTCGAGGTCGGAGCCTTTGGAGAAGACCCCGTGTACGGCGGAGACGTAGGCGTCCTCTTTGGCGTCGATTGGGATCTGGATGCCGTGGCGGTTGGACTCCTTGAGGGCCCCCATGTCGCTCGTGATCGGGATGCAGCCGGCGGCCTGGGCTTCGAGGACCGCCATGCAGGAGATCTCGGGGAAGCGGGTGGGGTAGAGGAGGACGGAGGAGGACTGGAGCTCCTTGGCCAGGGCGGCGTGGCCGATGCGGCCGTGGAAGCTGGCGCCCAGTCGGCCGCCGAGCTCGAAGCACTCCTCGGCGTAGTCGAGCATGTGGCGCTCGGCCTGGCAGTCGCCGAAGTACTGGTACTCCTGGGAGGCGGCCTTGGTCAGATAGAGCGGCGTGAAGCCGTAGTAGATGTCGAGGGAGGCGTCGGGGTGGAGGGCTTTGACGCGGGCGAAGATGCGGAGCGCGGACTGGAGGCCGCGGTCGGCGGAGGAGGCGTAGATGAGGCGCTTGTGGTTGCGGTCGGGGCCCGGGGCCTTCTCGGACATCTCGCCTGAGTAGCCAAAGTGGTTGGGGTCCACGCCGTTGCGTAGAACCTTGGCCTTATGGAGTAGGTTCGGGGGTATGTGGTCAGCGACCGGCAGGAGATGGAAAACAGACTTGAAGACGGCGGCCGTGAGCTTGGCGAGCCGGGCGTCGGTGTAGTCGGCCGGATTCTGCACATCGTGCAGATCCATAACGATAGACTTCGCGCGGAGCGGGAGGTCGAGGTAGCCCCAGTTGCGCCAGATGATGAGGTGGCCGCGCTCGAGGAGGGGGTTGAAGGCCTGGGAGGGGCGGTAGGTGACGCCGTCGAAGGTCTTGTAGCGGTTCTCGGGCTTGGGGTTGCCATAGACTTCGACTCTGTTGCCGCGGGCGGCGAAGCGGCGAGCGAGCTGGATGACCATCTTCTCGCTGCCTCCGATGCCGTCTTGCTCGGATGTCGGGTCCCACGGCTCTTGTGTTAGCCCACAGAGAAAGGTGATGGACTTTTTCGGCGACGTGCAGAACGTCTCAACTTGCAGCTCGGGAATATGTGCCCGGATCTCGGGCTTGACGGCCTGGATGACGTCGATGGCGCCCTGCTCGGAGAAGGCGGCGCTCGTGACGAGCTGGACGGCGTGCTTGAGCTGCTCCTGCTGGGCCCAGGTGGTGAGGTCGCGGACGATCTCCTGGGAGGCCGGGAGGTCGGGGCGGAGGGCGGCGGCCTCGTGGGCGGAGCGGAGGGCGGCTTCGACTTGGCCGGCTTCCTTGAGGGCGAGGGCCTCGATGGCGCCGGGGTAGTAGTCGAAGTGGTTCGGATCGACCGAGGTGATGGTGTCGGGCGTGCCGAGGGAGCGGCCGAGCTGGGTGAAGAGGAGGACTTTCTCGTAGCTCTTGAGGTCGAAGTAGGCGCGGGCGATGCCGAAGTAGGCGCGGGGCTCGCGCGGGTCGATCTTGATGGCCTGGAAGAACCAGTCGATCGCGCGCCAGGAGCGGCCGAGGAGGATGTGGCAGTAGGCGATGTTGAGGGCGGCGGAAAGGCGGTCGTCGCGGGAGCCGGAGCGCTGGAGGACCAGACAATACCAGTTTATGCAATCTTGCCAGCGGGAGAGGCCGCGGCAGGCATTACCCAAGTAAAACTGCCACCGAGGATCCCGCCACTCGGCCTTCTCGTGAGCCTCGAGAAGGATGGCGTAGTTGCGCACATCGGAGTAAATGTGGTTGCGGCCGTGCTTGTGGACGATCTTAGCGGCGTTCTCGGGAACGCGGCCGACGGCGCCGGGGTTGCCTGAGTTCGGGATGAGCGACTCGTGGCAAACCCCCGCCCAGTGGTAGAGGTCCTTGCGGACGATGCGCTCGCGCCACAGAACCGTGCTGCACTTGCCGTCCGGGTCGAACGAGTAATCGTACGACAGGAACACACAAGAGTGCGCTGGCTCCGCGAAGTATTCAATGACGTACTGGCGCAGTGCCTTGCCTCCGACGAGAATGTCGTCGGAGTCGATCCAGCCGATCAGTTCGTTTTTGGCGTATGAGGCCGCGAGCTGCCGGGCGGCGGCGAAGTCAGCGAGGAAGCCGTCCTGAAACTGGGCGTCTTCCTGGCATTTCTCCGCGTAATCCGGCAAATGCTTTTTGACCAGATCCAACATGCCGGCCGAGTTGAGTTCCGGGTGCCGGAAGACGCGGGCTCCTGTCTGCTCCGCGATGAGCGGCGTGTCGTCTTGGCTGCCGGTATCTACCACAACGACTTCATCGCCCAGGTCGGGGCGGAGGAAGTCTTGTAGGGAGGCGAGGCATTCCTTTAGTGGGGCCGCGCAGTTCTTCGTAATGAGCGTCCAGCTAACCCCGGGCGGCTGCCCGGCAGACTCCGACGCTGTGCTCACTTCTTCTTGGGCTTGCTCTTGGTGAAGGGGTTCCCGCCGCCGGACGACGGCTTCGGCTTCTTCTTGGACGGCATGTATCCTGGTCGGGGCATGGATCAGTCCTTTGTGGTGGTGGTCTCTTTGACCTGGAAGTCAGAGGGCTTGACGCGGAAGATCTGGGTGGCCTTGCGTCGGGTCTGGAGTTCGGACCAGACCTTCAGGGCGAGGCGGTAGTTCTTGAGGTCGGAGAAGAAGTCGGGGATGCCGTGATACTTCCGCATCACCTGCTTGGTGAACGGGTAGATGATTCCGGGGAAGCGGGCGAGGTCCATGAGGTGGCCCTCTTTGGACATGCCGCTTGATTTGGTCAGGGCGCCGGACGCTTCGTTGACGAGGGCCATGAAGGAGACGTACTCCGACGGGCACATGGTCCGGTAGGCGTCGGCGATCTCTTCGAGGGTGCGCTCCAGCGCTTGGTTCTTGATGATTATTTGCAAGGGAAAAAGGCTCGCCGGGCCCGTTGAAGTTCTCAATCAACCGGGCCCGGCTTACCTTCCTACGACGGTCGTTTACGCGATGATGTTGCTCACGTACCCGAGACCGGCGACTCCGCCGTTGGCGGAACGCACGATGAGGGTGGCCTCACCGCACAGGTACCGGCGGTCGCGGTCGCCATCGAGACCCAGGGTGTACTCCTGGAGCGGGCGGAGCCAGCCCACCTGGAAGTAGTCGGGGTCGATGACCACGAAGCTATTTCCCTGCGTGCTGGGAGCCGCGGAGAGCTGGTAACGGGACTTGAAGAGGGCGAGGATGCCCTGCTCAGACTCGTAAACCTCGATGGGATTGATCTGCCGGCGGTCGCCCGCAGCGATGTAGCGCGTGACGCTGGACGTGAAGCCGTTGATGGTGCGCTTCACGGGCATGTTCGCGTAGACTTCGCGCGGGTTCACGTTGAAGTTGTACAGCGACGTGACGATGTCGTTGAACACCCGCTCCGTGAGGGTCGTACCGCTGGACGCGGTCGAAGTGACGGCGTTTAGGAGACCCGCGAGCTTCGGGGCGACGGACGTGGTGCCCGACGTCGCGCTCCCGCGGTGGAGCGACAGCTCGATGTCCGTCTTGAGGATCTTCGCGTTCTTGACGGCCTGGTAGCCGAGCATCGAAGACATGCCAGCATGACGGACGGCCTGCTGGCGCTTGGAGACATGGTAGTGGGCCTGGAAGATCTGCACGATGCTGGCGCGTCGGGCAGGCGTGGCAAGCGTCTGGTCGGTCGCGGCGGCGCCTTCGACGAAGGCGTTCTCCGTAGCCGCCCGGAGCGAGTCCTCAAGGTACTCCGTGAAACCGGCGTTGACCTTGATTTGGCCCAGGTTGTTGTACAGCGGCGTGTCCTGCGGGGAGATGTTCTCGATGAAGTCGAGCAAGTCCTCGCGAATCGAACCCGCGCTCTTCTGTACGCCAGAGCCGAGTTCGTCAAAAGTGAGAAGAGGCATGTGCCCCTCCTTTCAGACTATGCCTGGCCGAGCTGGATCAGCCGCGCGCGGACGAAATCTTCCGGGCGTTGCGTGCTCCTGGCGTAGGCCATGGCATCTTGGTAGCGTTGGGCTCGGTCAGCGGGTGGGCCGTTACCTTCGGCCACGGAAACCCCGGCGCCCGAGAGCGCTGCTTTTCGCACGTCCGCGACAGCGGCAGCCGCGGCGACTTCACGGCTTTCGGAGACCGAGAACCCGCGAGCCATCAGCGCGGCCTTATACGGGCCTTTCGGGTCCCTTTGCAGGAAGGAATCCGAGGCGAGTATCTGGTCCGCGGCGGCCCGGAGTTCGGGGTTGCCGAAAACGTCTGGAAAGTCCGTGAAGGCTTCGGCGCGGGCCGCGTCGTGCGAACGGAGCAGGTCGAATGCCTGCCCTGCCAGCGACCGCTCCCGGTCCAAGGCGGCCTGCATCTCCGCGCGCGACACAAAGTCACCTGCGGGCGGAGGACCGTCGGACGGGGCGCCGAATCCAGAGGAAGAATACTGGTTGGTGTAGGGTGGGGAGGGAGCCGCGGGGCGGCCGGCCTCGCGGTTGACGAGTGAGTCGAGCCGGCGGTTGGTCTCGGAGAGCTGCGCCGCGAGCTGGGCGGCGTACTCCTGGGCCTCCATCTTCTGGCCGTAGAGCTTGTTGATGCGCGCGTTGACCTGGCGCGGGTAGGCGTCGGAGACCGGGGCGCCTGGGACGGCAGCGGCCGGAGCCGGCGGGGCGGCCGGGACGGGGATCGCGGCCTGCGCGACCGGGACAGGCACGGCGACTGGGGCCGGGGCCGTGGCCGGTGCGAAGGCGACGTCGGCCGGGGCGGAGACAGCACCGCCCTGGTAGGCGGCGGCCTGCTCCTTGGACATGGCGCGGTCGGCCGGCGAGATGCGGCGGCGCAGAACTTGCGCCTGGGAGAGGTCCAGAAACTCCTTGTCTGCGGGCGGGAGGCCGGCCATCTCTGCGTCTGAGGGGGTGGACAAAATGGACTCCGGTTTAGATGAGGTGCTCGTCGTCCGGGAGCGATTCGTCGTCCTCGGCACCTGAGCTGTAATCTGCGGTCTGGGGGTCGAAGGTCGCGGCGGCGTGGGCCGTGGCGAGGAGGCGCTGGCAGGCTACTACTTGGCCGGCTGCGTGGGCGCGCTCGTAGGGGTCGGCGCGGGGGGAGAGGAGGGCGACTCGGGCCTGGGCTTCGATCTCGCGGAGGGCGAGCTGAAGGGCTTCCCACTGCTCAGTTCCTACGAGGAGGACCCAGAGCTCGTGGAGGACGGTGTCACATTCGGCCGGCGTCTTGCCGGCGAGGCGGTTGGCGAGGGCCATTACGGTTCTGGGATCATCTCCGTGTTGGGTTCGGGTTCAGGAGGGGCGCCGCCGGAGGCGCCGGAGAGGAGGCCGGGGTTCTGCTGGAGGGCCGCGGCGGCCTGCTTGAGGGCTTTGATGTAGGCGGCCTGCTCGGGGCCGAGGACGATGCGGCGGGCTTGGCGGGCATCGAGGAGGCCAAAGTACCAGTTGCGAATCTCGCGTTCGTTGATGAAGCCGGTCTGGTCGTTGGCGAAGAAGGTGAGGGCTTCCTTGGCCTTGGCGAGTTCGAGCGCGTGGTTGGTGTTGGCAATGGTGCCGGTGGGGAAGAGCTTGAACTTCTTGTTGACTTCGGACTTCTTGATCGTGACGAGCTGGGCCTCGCCCGTCTGCTCGTTCTCGCCGTTGATCTTGATCGAGACTTCCTTAGGGCCGAGGTCCATCCAGAGCTCCCAGATCATGGAGTGGAGCTCCTGCATGGAGAGCTGGAAGAGGATGGCGTCCATCGAGGCTGTGGCCGCCGTCATCTGGACGATGGCGTTGATCTCGGTGGCGGTGCGGTTCTCGACGCCGCCGCGGGCGCCTTGGAGGGCCTGGTCGAAGGTGCCGACGTAGGACTCCGCGAGCGAGCGGAGCATGTTCTCTTCGTTGACTTGCTCGGGGACGGCGCCGCGGTCGTGGAGGAGGGGCTCCATGCGCCCGCCGCCCGGCATCTCCAAAACCGTGCCCGGGACAGCGCGGAAGTTGCGGGCCTTGAAGCCGGCGAGAACGGGGGTCTGGTAGACCGGCGCGTTCCGCAGCGTCATGGCGTCGAGGCGCTGGTTGTGCTGGGTGTTGACGCCGCGCTGGAGGTGCTCGAGCATGGCCGAGATGCCGCGCGGGGAGTGGTAGCGGCGGCTCGTGCGCTCGAAGGCGAACTGGACGAAGGGCCAGCGGCGGAATGGGTAGGGGTAGGGCCGGGTGCCGCAGTCGGTGCCGGAGCGCGGGTGGAGCCAGGAGACGACGCGGTCGGCCATGCCGTCGCCGTCGTGGTCAAACCAGTGGTAGGTTTCCCAGAGCAGGATGTTGTCGTCGTCCTCGATGCCCCAGATACGCTCGCGCTCGTCGTCGAGGGATTGCTCGGAGGAGAGGCTGGGGGAGTCGATGACGCCGTTCTCGCCGAGGCGCTGGTTGCTCGCGGTCTTGCGGTCGTCGATGATCTTCTTGATGGTGCCGGACTTGAAGAAGCCGTCGGCCTCCATCTGCTTCAGGCGGCGCAGGGAGAGGACGTGCTGGACGGTGATGTGCTCGCAGTTGGCGTAGTCGGTGGTGCGAGGAGGGACGATGACCTGGACGGGGTCGCGGTCCCAGATGGCGGGGCGGTCGAGGACGACGCGCTTGAAGGCGAGCTTGACGAAGGCATCGCCCGCAGCGATTCTCTCCACCGCCTTAACCAGCGCGCCGAGCACACGAGGGTCACGCAGATCAACGTCGTACTCAGCAGCGAGAAGAGGCACAAGCTGAGCGGGATCAGGAGGCTGAGCCGGATCAAGCTTCTGAGAAAGCAGGAAATCGGGGACATTGAGCACTCGGCATTCGTACTCGGTCTGGTAGTCCCAACCGACCTGGGTGATTCCGTAGCCCCGGTGGAGGAGCGTGTCGATGAGGTAGGCCATCGGCTCCAGGGCCCGCATGTGGGTCTTAAAGAGCCAGTTGTACTCGGACTCGGCGCGGCGCTCGGCGCTCACGGCCTCGGGGTCCTCGCCGACGAATTCGACGACGGGGTCGGGCTCGACTACCAGCTTCATCAGGAAGGGGCGGTAGCGCCGGATGAGCGGATCGATGAGGGGGACGGAGAGGTTGGAGGCGCCGCGCCATGGGAACGTCTTGGGCCTGCGGATGCCGAAGCGTAGCTTGGTGAGGGCCTGCTGGCGATCGAGCCAGCCCTTGCGCGCGTTGTCAGCGGAGAGGACCTGGTCGATGAGCGCGCGGACGTTGCGCTTCTCGTCGGCCTCAGTTTGTCCTAACTGGACCGGGCCCAGGACGTCGAGCGAAAATAAGTATGGTCGATCCGGCATTGTTCAGTCCAGAGTGATTGCACCCGCCTCTAATCCGCGATGACAATTCGCGCACAGGAGGATGCATTTATCTGCCTCGACAAGAGCGTCTTCCGCTGAGAGTTGGCGGAAACCGATTTCCGTCCGGAGGCGAGGATTCTTTTTCGATCGATCTACGTGGTGGAATTCGAGGGCCTCGGCGAAGCCGTCGAAGCCGCAGCGGCAGCAGGCGCCGCCCAGGTGGTCGATCAGGCGGGCCTTGAGAGCTCGGCGGTGGCGCGCTTGCCAGCGGCGCTTGTAGGTTCTACGGGCCTCTGGGTTCTTCAGCGGCAAAGGGATTCTTCCAGTCGCCGTAGGCGGCGTCATAGTCCAGCGGGAATTCGTGGAGGGGGCCCGGGGAGAGCAGGGCGCCCGTGAAAGAATCGACTTTGCCGGCGGCGGCGTAAGCGTCGTAGACGGCGCGGCGGTCGGCGAGGGTGAACCCTCCAACCTCAAACAACGGCGTCCGGAGCTGGCCGGTGCGGCCCGAGATGATGGCGGAGTCGTGTAGGGCGTCCGGCATGGAGAGCATTCGCTTGTCCAGGTGCCGGAAGCCGCGGTCGTGTCGGAAGAGGCGGATGGAGTTGTGGACGCGGCGGGGGTTGAACTTGTTGGGCGCGTCTTGGAGGAAGAGGACCCGGCAGAACCAGGCGTCCACATTCCTGCTTGTAAGAGCTGTCGGCAGTTCCGCGGTAATGCCGACAGACTCGAACGCAAAGTCGTCGTCCGCGACGTAGATCCAGTCGGGGTTGTAGAGCTGCTCGAGGCGGTCGAGCTGGAGGTTCTGGGCGCGGAGGAAGTTTTCCTTGCCTTGCTCCAGCAGCGGAAACGGCGAGAGCTCCCAGTGGAGTTCGGGTGTGGCGACGCTCTTGAGTAGGGCCTCGACTTCGGGCGCGGGGCGGTCCGCGAGGACGTGGGCGAAGACGCGGATGCCGGGGAAGGTGCCGTACCGCTTCAGCTCGGCCAGGACTACTTTGAGAGACTCCAGTCTCCGGTGCGCGCGGAGCGCGACGCCGAGGACTACGTCAGGCACGCTTCAGCTTCCCGCGCTTCAGGTACCACTCGAGCTGCTGCGCCAAAGGGAGCTTTGGGTCGGGGCCGCGGTCGGGCTCCGCTTGGAGCGGGATCGATTCCCGGTCGCGGGGGAACATAGGGACGATTATCATCGCCGTGTTCTGGAGGTGTCGCTCGAGTACTTCGATGTGGCGGGGCAAGGCGGACAAGGCCGAGAGTACCCAGCACGCGACACCCACAACCAGGACAGCGAGCAGCGTACGAATCGTCCGCGCGAAACATCGTCGCACAGCCGGAGCACCGGCGAGCAACGAGAAGGGGAGGCAGAGGCATCTGGGCGGCATTACTTCCGGAAGAGGGAGAAAATGTTGCCGAACGTGCGGACGAGCCAACCGGCGGCGGGAGAGCCGGCCCACTTGGCGACGGAGACCGCCTGGCGGCCGAAGAAGCCGGCGACGAAGGTGGCCACGAGAACCGCGAGGCCCTGCGGCGTGAAGGCTTTCGAGGGGTCGGCCGCGACGGCGCCGACGGCGTCACCCGCCGCGCCGACGGCGTTGCTGCCGGATTCCTTGAGCTCTTGCGCGGTGCAGCCGGCGAAGAAGAGGATAGCGCCGAGGGCGCCGGAGCCGAAGCAGATGGAGTAGAAGATGCGGTCGAAGGTGGAGGGTTTCATCTGTGTTTTTCCTGTTTCATTAGATGTACAATGGTGCGAAGCGCTCGGGTGAAAAGGGGCTTTCTCAGTCTTCGATCCGGCCGCGAAACGCGAAGCCAGGATCGCGCTAAAACAAATTGCCGGGCTTGCGTGGCTTTCTGTTTGAGCCAAGGTAAAAGGGATATCATTACCCGCTCAGACTGCGGACCCGTGAGCACCCAACTCCAGCAACCATTCGTCATCTTCAGCCGCCGCCCGCCGAATAGTGCAATAAGTTCGTCGATGGGTTCCGGCTTCTTTTGCGTGAGCTGTACTCGATACGAAAACCGGCCAGGTTCGCGGCGGCGTTCATAAATACTCACACAGCCCTCGCCATCAAAAAAGCCCGCCCAATAGGCTTTTTGAGAATCCGTCATTCTTGATAACCTTCTGTAGGAAATGAATCATCCGAATCAAATCCGTATCCGCCCCAACTATCCTCAACCGCCGCCAACTTAATAAGATCTGAGACCGCGAAATATCTTAAAATATCACTGCCGTCTTTATATGTTTCATCGCGGCCGGTCTCGTCTACGAAGCCCTCGGTGTTGGGCTTGGGCTTCGCGGTGTAGAAGGAAGCGGAGGCGATGAGGTTGGGGCAGTCGTCGGTGATGAAGAGGCGCGGGGAGTTGGTGGCGGAAACTGGTTGGGATTCGTCGTAGGAGAGGAGGCGGCGTACACAGCCTTCGCCGTACTCGAGGTCGTCGTTGATCCGGTGGTTGAAGTGGACGCCGCGGCTCGCAAAGTAGGAGATGATCGACTGGATGGGGAGCCCGGTGGCGCGGTCAACGTCGGTGCGCGGGCCGAAGTTTGGGTCGATGATCCGGTGCGAGACGCGGAGGTCTTTCTCGAGCTTGAGGAAGAGCTCGAGGTAGTCGTCGTAGCCCTTGGGGTCGCGGCGGATGCGGGTGAAGTCGCCGGGCGGCCACTCGCGGAAGAAGAAGGCGCGACCGCGCGGGTCGAGGGTGACGTAGCCGATGAACCAGGGGCGGATCGTGTGGGGGTCAACAATCTGGATCGTGAACCAGCCCTCCGGCGGGACGAAACCATCGACGACGTGGACTTCGTCGTTGAAGTTCGGGAAGATCCGGTCGATGAGGTGTTTGAAGCGACCGTAGAGGCGCGCTTCCTTTTCCACATCCGGGATAGTCGGATCGTCCGCAAAATCGCGTACCGCTTCCGGCGGGAGGTATGGATTATCGAAAATTGAAAGGGTCGTGACATGGATCTTGTCCTGGTCAGGCCGGAGACCGGGGGTGTAGAGGTCTTTGAAGATCCAGGCCGCGTGGTTGCCCAGCGGCGTGAATGTCATCCAGATCGGGGCGAAATGATCGACCGCGCCGCGGCGGAGGGCCGTGAAGGAGGAGCGGCGGATCGGTTCGTCGATTGCATAGCCGTGGTAGCAGGTTCCCTCGTGACTCAGGCCGCGTTGTTCGTCGGAGCTAAACAAAACCCGTGAGCCGTTTTTGAGAGTAAACTCCGCGGGGACGCCGGCGTGTTGGATCTTCTCGTCTACAATCAGCGGCCCAAGCAGGGCTCGCAGTTTGGGGGCGTAAACTTCTCCGATGCCTTTTTTGGCAGCAAGGCCGCTAAGCACCAGCACCGTATTTGGGACCGGGACTCGAATGCCTGCGCCGTTGAAGCACAAGGCTTCTGCTGGCAGGTTCGCAGGCCTCTCCCAAGGCTTCTCGGGCGGCGGCAGTCCTTTTTCTCGAATCACCCAGGGCCGGTAGCCTAACAACCAAGCCGCAGTTTCCGCGGCGCCGGAGTGGGACTTACCAGAACGGTTGCCTCCGGCCAAAATCCGAACTGGAGACCGAGCCTGATGAAAAGGAACGATCTTCGGGACCGGGCGATAAAAATAGAGTGGAAACTCTTTCGCTCTGCGCTCCAGCTCCACCAAGGCCGCCGCCTGCTGCTCTAAGCGACGTCGATCTTGGTCCACTGTAATACCTGCCGGAGCCAGCCCGCTCCTTTTAGTTCAATGCGTCCGACCAACTTGTTACAGTCATCACAAAGTGGCCCGCGGAACTTTCCTGTTTTGTGGTCGTGATCCGCGACTATGCGCCCGCTGCTTTCTGGACATAACGAACAGCGCTGTGTGCGGACGGCCCGGTACTCGTCCAGCGTAATGCCTATTTGCTTCGCTCTGTATTTATGCTTCGCCTTGAGAACGACTGCGCGATAGTGCGGGTCTTTCCGGCGCCGGGCCGAGCGCACCCGTGCCCGTTCGCGTTCACGGCTCCGCTGGTCGGCGTCTCTGTTTACCGCCCGCCAAAATGCGGTATAGTTAGGTTTCGCTGGACTGTCCCAGCCCAGCCCGCCGAGATTTAATTTTAACAAACTGCTCCAGTTCCGTCGGCGACATCTGAATTATCGTAGCAAATTCCGCATTTACTGAGTTGTCCACCGGCCCGGACTCTTTCTTGAAGCCGTCATCAAATCTGCGCATGAAGAGCTCGATGGCTTGTGGCGAGCGGGAAGTCATCGCGAGGCGGAATAATCTGGAGTAAATGGCGCCGAGGCTGGCCTTGGCGACGCCGGCGATCTGCTCAGTGAGCCAGAGGCAAGCTGCCGGGTCCTTCGCAATTCTCCAAAGCGTGGTCCGCCCGATGCCGGCTTTCTCAGCGAGCTCACTCCACGTGGAAACGTCTCCCTCGAGTAAGGCAACGGAAAGCTTTCGGTGGGACTCGTCGGGCTGGAAGTCGGCGGCGGCGGGGGTGGCGTCGGCGGCGCGCTGGATGATGGCGCTCTTGGGATCAAGCGGCTCAGCTTTCGCAGGCGCTCGAGGAATTGGTCCCACGAGATCGTTTGGGGTGGGTCCAGGTCCGGCGCGCGGGCCAGGATCGTCAGCTTGCGTTTGTGGCGGTGGAGGCAAGCGTGGAGTTCTCCGGGGTTCCGGGCGGCTTCCTGAAAGCCTTTCTCGAGATCATGAGGATTGGCGGTGGCCTTGAGCTGTAGAATGGCGGGGAGGACGTACCGAGATTCAGGGTGAGATGGAGAGAGCCGAAACGTCTCGTAGATCTCGAGGTCCTGGCCGTGCGAGAAGCCGTCGTACTCGAGGATGCGGCGAACCTGGAATCCCGCCGCACGTAGCTTCCGAGCCACAGCACGCTCGAAACGAATACCCCGGTCACGAGAAGACTTTCCGCGAGCTCGAGCGTCATTCATAGCACCTTGAGGCAGGTTCGGGCCGCGTCCTGGACTTGGCCGGCGGTGAGGGGGTGCGCGGTGTCGCGGAAACAGATGACCTGGTCTGCTGGCTTCTCGAGCGAGGAGCCGTAGAACAAGTGACGGCCGATGTGCGGGTAGCGGACGCCATAAGAAAGAGGGCGGTCGTCCTTTGCGCGCAGGAGATCGACTTCCGCGATGGTGCAGAAGCCGGACTCGAGGCAGCGCTGGAGGGCGAGATTGGCGGCGTCGTTGAAGGGCCCGGCGGCGGCCAGCCAGTTGTCGGGCGGCTCGGGGCGGCCGTCGAGGCGGACGGACAGGAGCCAGGGGCCGATGAGGGGGACGCCGTCGGGGAGTTCGTGCTTGTGGAGCTTGCCTTCGGCGTCGGGAATACGTGTGACGTAGTTCACCCCCACGAAGGGGACGTCTATCTCAGCGAGGCGGACGAGGCCCTGGCGGCGCGGGATGAAGTCGATCTCGGACAGGACGAAGTGCCGGTCGTCGTCGTCCCTGGCTTCGCACCACAGTCGCTCGAGCAGCATGCCGTGAGTCTCGGAGCGGCGGGCCTGGTAGAAGACCAGGTCAGCGCCCGCGTACTTCGCGGCGAGGGTCCAGCACTTTTTCAGCTCCGCCTCGAGCCGGCCGCAGCCGGCGTGAGGCACCGTCACCCAACACTTCAACCACTCCTCCCAAAAATGCTTGTACGGGGACCGGGGCGTCGATCTATTGAGAGCTGGCCCGGGATTTCACTCAGCTCCCGTCCCGGCTTGCGCGCGCGCCCGCGTGGCGGGCCCCGTAACCAAGCAAGCCTCTTGATTCAAGTCAAATTGCCGGGCTTTGCGGCGGAACCGGCGGCGCGACGCGGCCTCGATGTGAGGTCCGCGATTTGGTTCTTCTGTCTTCTTCTCTACATTCGACCTTGCTGGACAGAAGTGGATTTGTCAAGGGGGCTGGGCCCGCAAATTTGTCGGGTGGAGCAGCGGAACTTCCGGCTCGTTCAGGCCTTCAAAAAGATCGGTGGCTAAACGACTTACGGCCGCCGAGCGAGGAAGCCAACCTTGGATGTAGCACTGGTGATTCAGCACCCCGACGCCGGCCTCCCGCAGAGCCCGGACAGATTTCTGTTCGGCCTGGTCAAGAACGGCCCGGGACGCGGACCAGGCATGAAGCAGCACGGGTCCAGCTCCGCGGAGGACCCGGTGAATCCGGTGCGGCGAGCCGGCTCTTGCCGCTGCGCAGTGGTTCGAGAATCGTTTCAGCGGGGGCTGGGTGGTGGCTCCTACGTAACTCCCATCCATCGTGGATATTAGGTAAAGATGGCTCATGCCGCCGACTCCAGCTCGCCCGACCAGCGAGTCATTGGACCGGTGATCCCCACTCTAACTGCAATGTCTGGGCAGACTTCCGAGAGCCCCTGGACCATGCAATCGTTCAGCAGCGCCTTGGCGCGGGCCGCGTCCTCAAGCCGGCACGAGATCAACACGGAGTCGTGAATCCCGGCCACGGGCTCGAAGAAGGGGTCGTCGCACCAGGCCTTATAGAGGCGCCAGAGAGAGAGCTTGAAGCCGTCGGCAACAAGTCCCTGGAAGGGGGTGTTGTGGGCGGCGCCGAAGGTGGCCCGGCCGCGGACCCGGCCCGTGAGCGTGCGGGTGGGCTCGACGAAGAGGTCCCACGCGCGCCGGAAGCCCGGTGGCTCGGGGATCTCGAAGCGGTCGGCGCCGGTGGCCCAGGCCCGGAGCCGGGTGAAGGCGAGCCGGAGATGGATCTCGCCTGCCTCCTCGTCGCGCCAGGCCTGGAGGCGCGTGATTAGGTCTTCAAAGGTGGTGTTGAGGTTGCTGGCGGCCCGGCGCAGGAGCTCCATCTGGTTGCCCTCGGCGAGGTAGGTGTGGAGTGCGGGGTCCGCATTGATGATGGCGTGTCGCAACGCACCGGCCTCCTCGTCGGACAGGCGGGTGCCGGCCTTCGCGTTCAGCTTGCGGGCGAAGGACTTGCGGCCGAGGCCGCCCGGGATGCCGTAGGCGCCCAGCTTGTAGATCTGCCGGAGCAGCTTCCGACGGTCGGGCGTGCAGGTGGCCCACTCGCTCTTGAAGGTCAGCGCCGCCCCGTCCGCCAGGACGTCGAGGTCGGCATTGATCGACGTTTCCAGGTGCGAGCCGCCAAACATGACGTGGTAGATCTGGGCAAGTGCGACCAGCTCGGCGCTCTTGAAGTCGGCCTCGACGATGACCCGGCCGGCCGGCGCGACGAATAGGCTCCGCACGAGCTCGCCGACTTCACCGTGCTTGGGCACCTGCTGGGCGTTAGGGCGGACGCAGGAGACGCGGCCGGTCCGGGCACCGAGATTGTAGTAGGAAGCGAAGTGGGAGGGGCCGTTGCAATAGACGTTCAGGTAGGTGGTCAGGATTTTGCGGAGCTGGTGATACCGCAGCCAGACCGCCGCCTGCTCCTCGACCGTCACCGCGCCGGAAGGCTCGGCCAAGAGCTTCGGTGCTCCTTGTTTGATGTAGTCCTTCCAGAATTCATAGGTGAGTCCCACGAGCCCCGTGGTCGAGTAGAGTGGCGTGAAGGCGCGCTCGCGGGCGTAATCGCCGAAGACCCGCCGGAGCGTCTTGTGGGATAGTGAAAACTTGCCGTTCTTGGGGCCGCGTTTGGCCCACTTGAACGAGACAAGCGCGTCTTCCAGTCGCCGGCACTCGGCGTCGAAGGACTTTCGGATTTCCTCGAGCCGGGTGAGGTCCACGCGGAGCGGATAGTCTTCGAGCCACCGCAGCGCGATAGAGCCCTTTACTTGGACGGTCTCGCTGAGGAGCCCGAAGCGCTCGCGTGCGCTGGGGAAGAGCGGGTACCGACAGTTCGGCACGTCCGCGAGGAGCTCGGCCTCTCGGTGGAGGGACCAGTGGACTTTGTGGGTGGCCTCGGCGTCCCGTGCAGCGTAGACCAGGTATTCTTCTGGGATTGGCACGGCCGGGTCCAGGAACTGCTCAAAGTTGACCCGGATGTCGTGGGCTTTGTCGAGGTCGATGCCGGCCCGGCGAGCGGCCAGTTCCTTCAACGACACGAGCTTCAGGACTTTCGCATCGACCGTCTGCGAGCCCTTCGCGATCGTGACGAGCTGGGCGAGGATCTGCGTATCGTGGAGCCGGCCCTCTTCGATCGCTTTGTGTAGCAGCGCCCGCAGGTGCGGTGCTGCTCGACAGAGGACTCGGTAGTCAAACGGCAGGTTGTGGAAGACCAGGTGCTCGCCGGCTTCCAGCGTCTCCTCAACGCGTGCAACGAGGTCCGGGCCGCGGAGAACCGACACGGTCTGGTCTCTGGCGATGGAGCCAAGGACGAGATCTACGGGTCCCTGCGGCGAGAGTCGCGTCCGCTTCAGCGCATCGAACTGCGCGTCTGTCCAGCGGGTTGTTTCGGTGTCTACGGCGGCGACGGGAAACCCAAGAGCGGGCAGCTCCACTGCCCTCTCATACAGGCTCACGCCGCCGCTTCCTCGATGATGAAGGTGTAGAGGGCCGCCGTCTTGCCTCTCGGACGGACGCAGCGCAGCGTGACCTTCTGCTGCTCGACGGGGATAGTCTGGTCTACGTTGCGGGCGAGCAGGCTGCCGGCCTTGCCACGCACGGAGGCGTCGGAGCCCTTGAACTCCTGCGATAGTGCCTGGAACTTCTCGCCGAGCGTCCTGGCGGTGGCCACGAGGTCCGAAGCCACGAACTGCTTCGGCAGGTTGCCGACCGTCGCCAGCTCGTAGAGCTCCTGCGTGAGGTCGTCCAGGGCGCGGGCTGTGTGGAGCTGAAGCTGGCCATAGATGGGCTCGATGATCGGAGCCACGAAGTTCAGCCATCGGCGGAACCTGAAGTCTGTGCCCGCTGGTGCTGACTGTCCGACCTGGTAACGCATGGCGAGGCCCAGGAGCTCGCCGTAGATCTCGTTCCGGAACCTCCTGGCGTAGTCAATCGGGTAGGGATTGAGGGGCGTGCCGACGTCCTTGGACAGCTCAACCGCAAGGGTGCGGTCGGCGAGGTCGGAGGACAGCTTGCCGTGGTTGATAGTGACGGCGAACATCGCACCCCGCATCCCGATCGACGTGTTCGTGCCGAGAAGCCGAATCTCCTGGCTGCCGGACTGGGTCAGCAGGGCCGCCAGGCTCGAGGACTCGAAAGAGACTTTCGGCGACACATTGTCAATGAGCACGAACCGGCTCTGGCGCTTGAACTTGGACGCCACTTCCTTTATGAGCTCCTCGGACTTGGAGGAGGTCACGGACGACTGCTCGGTGCCTTCCAGTATGATGCCGGCGGCGGAGACGCTGGTGGTCTTGCCGATACCGCGCTGCTGGGCGTTGACCACGAGCAGCGGATAGGTCATGAGGGGGTCAATGACGACGCCCGAAAGCAGCCACGCCACGAAGTTCGCCCGATCACGGGGCGATGCGAAGGGGATGTCCGAAAAGCAGCGGTCCAGGTGCTCCGTACCGTCCCGTGGCTCGATGGCGCGGACCAGCCCGTCGGCGTTCCGGGGCGGGATATAGAGGCAACAGGTTTCGCCGGCCGCTGAGTATCCCGCCGCGGTGAGCACCGGGCCGGCGGGGCCCAGAGTGACCCGGGGCGACCGGAGCACGAAGTGAACCTCGTGCAGGAGCGCCTGCGCACTGAAGGCTGTCCGCAGGATGTCCACCTGCTCTTTCCGTAGCATAGAGCGCGGGTAGAACTCCCGCTGGTCGGTCTCGACGACGCGCCGGACATCGGCCGCGCGCATGAATGCACCCAGGAACTCGAAGGAGTGGGTGAGCTTGAGCGTCTGGTCGTCGTCCACATAGAGCAAACCGCCACTGCCGTCCCGGTAGAGCCGCCCGCCCTCCGCAGCGGCTTTGAAGAACTCCAACGCCCAAGCCTCGTTCGACTCGTGTGCGTTGGTGACAAACTGCACCAACATCGATCCGTGCTGCCTCCTTTTACCCTAAGCCCAAGACAAACGCCGCCCTCGACGGCGAAAGCTCAAAGCTACCATCTCCCTAACCTGAAGTCAAGGGGGCGGTGGCGCTGGGGACCGCCACCAGTGCCTATCCCCCGACCCCGGTGCACGTTACGGCCGATTCGGTGGCGGTCCCGCCCGTCGAACCGCCCGCCATACACACACCCCCTCGGGAGAGAGGAGAGGAGTGTATTCTCAGATCAGCAAACCACCGTCTACACCGTCACCACCCCTATTTCTATAGCACCTACGAGGGGGGGCGGTGGTGTTTTTGGACCGCAACCGACCGCCACCCGGTCCGGCATGTTTCGTTCGCGTTCCGCGGGGGGAAACTCGGCTCCAGTTTCCTAACCCCGGGGGGAAACTTGACTTACGTCAAGTGACTTTTCTTCCCCTTCTACTCGCCTTGACACTATCAATAGGGCGCACGCGTCCGGGGGTGGGCCGGGGGTGCTCAACCGGGTGGTCAAGCGCCCTGCCCCGCGCGCGAGCATAAGTCCAAGCCGCGCAAGGGCCAGCGACAGATAGGGCTATCTGTCCCCGCGCGCATGGTTG